GGTGGTGATTATGAGATATGGCTAGAGCAAGAGATCCAAGACGAGATCAAGCATATGATATATACAAAGCCCATAACGGTGATATAAAACTTAAAGATATTGCTGAACAACTTGGTATATCTGAGGGCACCGTGCGAGGTTGGAAGAATAAAGATTCATGGGATGATCGTCTTGAAGCTGAATCGAATGGAACGTTCCAATCAAAACAGCCGAAAAATACGGAACGTTCCGTAAAAAAGAAAACGAAAAAAATGCAACGGAGCAAAGAAACGCCAGAAGCGGAACCACAAGCAACTGTACAGTTTGAAATCGTCCCCAGTGACGGTCTCAATAGTCAACAGTTGCTTTTTTGTTTGTACTACACAAAGTATTGGAATGCCACGAAAGCATACCAAAAAGTGTATGGATGTGACTACGCTTCAGCAATGAGTAACGGCAGCCGATTGATAAGAAATGATAAGGTTCGAAAGGAAATTCATCGATTGAAGGCAGAGCTAGCAAATGACATTATGCTTGATGCCCATCAAGTTTTACAAAAGTACATCGACATTGCATTTGCTGACATTACCGATTTTGTGGACTTCGGCCTGCGTGAAGTAGAGGAGCCTATGTTAGATGGTATGGGGGGCGTAATCTTAGATGACGATGGAAACCCACGAATGCAGACATACAAGGTAAATACAGTGCACTTCCACGATGCCACAGAGGTAGATGGCACGATCATAACCGAGGTCAAAAAAGGCAAGGATGGCGTCAGTGTGAAGCTTGCTGACAAAATGACCGCACTTGCAATGCTATCAAAGTACACCGATTTATTAAGTGATGAACAGCTAAAACGGTTACGTGAAGAAAAATTAAAAATAGACATTGCAAAAATACGTTCTGAAACAAAAGGTGCTGGAGGTGGCAACACCACAGGAGTTGATTTAAGTAATTTAACACCAGAGGAGTTGAGAGCAATTGCTAATTCTAAGCGATGAGGAAATGAGCGCCTTGGAAAATGAAGCGGATAAAGAACTTGCACGCCGCTTCTACCGTGATTATGTTGAATATGTACATCACGGCCATTATGAGCACTTTCGTCACACTGAATTAATTTGTGATGTGCTCCAGCGTGTGGCCGATGGTGAACAGCTATCTATATTAATAGAGATGCCACCACGACATGGTAAAAGTATGACGGTAACAGAATCGTTTCCGTCTTTTTATTTGGGTAAAAATCCTGATAAGCGGGTAATAGCTGCTGCATATTCAGATGGGTTAGCAACCAAGTTTGGTCGTCTAAATCGTAATAAGTTTAATGAGTTTTCGCATGATCTATTCAATGTGCAATTATCTGAGTCCAATGCCGCTACAAAGGATTGGGGAATCCAAGACAGACGTGGTGGAATGATATCCACTGGTATAGGTGGTTCTATCACAGGGCAAGGCGCAGATTTAATGATTATCGATGACCCAATCAAAAATATGAAAGAAGCTATGTCGCAAACGATAAGAGATAACATTTGGGATGAGTGGGAGGCAACATTGTCAACTCGTCTACATGATGGAGCATCCGTAATCGTTATTATGACACGGTGGCATGAGGATGACTTAATTGGTCGTTTGCTAGCTCGTAGCCCTCGTAAGTGGGTGCGATTGCGATTACCTGCCATTGCAGAGGACGAAAATGATCTATTAAACCGTAAAATTGGCGAGCCGTTATGTCCAGAGCTCGGCTTTGATGAGAAATGGGCTGAGGATAAAAAGGCAGAGGTTGGATCACGAACGTGGGCATCTCTTTACCAACAAAGACCCGCTCCTGCAGGTGGTAATATCTTTAAGCGTGAATGGGTTAAATACTATGTGCGAGACGAGCAAATGAAGCGGGATTGGGGTTTAAGTGATGATGTTATTGTATTACCGATTCACTTTGACAAAATGGCTCAATCTTGGGACTGTACATTTAAGAAAACAGAAAGTAGTGACTTTGTTGCGGGCCAAGTATGGTCACGTAAAAAAGCGCAGTATTTCTTATTAGATCAGGACCACAAACGTATGAACTTCCCAGATACAGTTAAAGCAATTCGCGCAATGACTGACAAATGGCCAAAAGCTACAAGTAAATATATCGAGGATAAAGCAAACGGTTCTGCTGTCATAGATACATTAAAAGATGAAATCAGTGGCATTATTCTAGTTTATCCCGTTGGAGTTAAGGAGGCACGTGCAAACGCGGTGTCTCCTTTATTTGAAGCGGGTAACGTTTATTTCCCTCACCCGAACATGTGTCCTTGGGTGAATGATGTCATAGAGGAA